TAATCATTTAATGCCTTTTTCGATAGTTTTACTGATATTTTAAAACGATCTGCACCTGGTGCTGCAAAGTTTGTAAAACCTTTTGCATTATCATATAATGATGAATCGTCATTTGAGTTTATAACTTCTTCTGATATATCAAGACCAACTCTATATGAAGGAAGAGTTGAATATGGTTCTAATATTAAAAGTGATGATGGTACGTCAACAAAACTACCACGCATAAAGTAAACACCTTCGTTTAATCCAAAAGCACAACCTGTAGCAGTTGCATCTTCAGATACAAGTGTTAAAACTGTTTCACCAATTGTTAGTGTAGTATTTCCGTATGTGAGGGGTTCTTCTAGAATTAAAACTTCACCATCTGGGAAAGCAGCACTCTCACCACTAGTTCCAGATTGTTGATATTTTATAAAAATTGTAATATTATCTACACCTTCTGCTGGAGGCAATATAAAATTCTTAATTGTTGCAACAATACCTGATGTTTGACCTCTAACTCTTAATCCTTTGCCACCATTAGATGCAATTAAACTACTCAAATAAACTGAAACATCAATGCCAAGATGTGTGTCATTTATTTTTGCTGAGAAATATGACCTATCAAGTTCAATACCACCAGGTATGACCATAGATCCTTCTTTAAATATATGCTTACCAAAAGACTCAACCTGATTCTGTAAAAGAGACTGTAAACCAGTTAACTCTCTTGCCTGAACAGGATAACCAGGTTTGAATAGTATTTTGTAAAAATTATCTGCCTTATCGAAATCATCATAATAGGGCGATATATTTAAGTTAGTCTTTTGTGGCATTTTAGAATTCTAGTATGATTTTAATATCTTCCTTTTGACGGGAGTTTCTAACAATCAAAGGTCGGTTATCTAAGTAAATTACTTCTCCCGACCCTTTATTTATCTCAGAATTAGATAGTCCTGAAACAAAGTTGACTCCTAAGTTAATTAATTTATTACCTGTTGGGTTTGTTGTTATACCAGAAAAAGTTTGTGAGATTGATCCTGAGAATGATGAATTTTTACCACTAATATTATTTGCACCAATCACCGATTCAAATTGATATATTCTTCCAGCAGTTGAAATACCAGTATAATCAGTATGATCATAAGTAGTTCGATTAAAGTTTAAAGATCTATCTCTAAAATATTTTAATACTTTTGTTTCTGAATCATAAGATGCAACATATGCAGTTGCAACTCTACCTATATTTGGTGAAACTGTCAAAGTTTGGGTAATTTCTTCACCTACTTGGGGTGTTCCACTTATAGATGAAAACTGCACTGCTTTAACTGAGGAATAAGTACTGTCTGTATAAGTGATAGCAGTTCCTACTTTTGTTGGATTTTTAACAATACCAACTTGAGAAAATTTTGTATCAATAGGAAAATCTTTAGTAGAATCATCAAATCTAGCATATACAATAACTCTATCTGTACCAAGTTCACTGTATATGTCGCTACCGTGCCCTAAACCAGGTGGAATTATTGGGATAAGTTTTGCTCGACCAGATGAAGTACTTACACCACTATTTAAATTACCTAAATCAACTATTCCGTAAGAATAACCTTTACCTCCAGAACTAACAGTTACATTAGTTATAGTATTATTTTCAATATCTACTCTTGCTTTAGCTCCTTCACCATCACCAATTATATCAACTTCTTGATTAAATCCATTTGCATATCCACTTCCAGCATTTTCAATGTAAACGTGTTTTATTTGATTGAGGTTAACATCAGAATTGCCATTTTCACGAACTGCTCTTATTTGTGAGTCGGTACTTGTATCCCAACTATTAGGGACTGTAATGAATTCTGTTGAATCAAATTTAATTATATCACTTGGTGCTACAGTGAACAAATACTTCCAAACATAACCATCACCACTATTACCTGCTTTAGATGGTTCTAAGTCTGTAAATGATGGTTCATCTTGAGAGACGTTTCCAAGCGGGTTAGTTCCTGTTGAACCATTATCAATACAAATGTAAACTTTAAAGTCGGAATTAAGAACGTAGTAGTTTGCATCATACAATCTATTTGCTTGTGTTAGCGGACTTGGATTATCAATACTATAATCATCTCTATAAATTTCATATCTACTTCCAGCAACCCAATCTACTCTTCTAATAATTCTTCTAATATTCGCAGATGAAACTTTCTTACCAAACATACTGGTATCACCTGTATGTTTACGATATGAAAAACTATCAGTAGGTGCTGGTGTAATTGAGTTCCAATCAGAAGATCTACCATATCCAACTAAAGTCGAGGTTCCAGCAGGATTAGGTAGTCCAATGAAGACGTAATATGAATTATTTGTGTTTTCAACTGACTCAACAAAGTTGTTTGCGTTTAATATTCTAAATTGATCAGTGATTATCGCTGACATTGTATCTAATCTTTTCTTTTCCTTTTATTTATAGTGGTTATTTAATCAAAGTCCAAAGGCTCTTATAGCACCTGTAGATCTTAGACCCCTAAGTGACTGTGTAGTATAATTTTTTCTTTGAATAGTTGGGAATGTTGCCAAACCAGAATTGACAGTCAACCCAGTAACTCCAATAGAAATAGGACTACTATTTCTAGTAGCATTGAATATTCTACCCCATGTAATTCGACCTAGTTCTGTGCTTATACCAGTATTTGTAGCATCAAAGTTTCCTGTTAATCCTGCACCCACACCAGTAGTTTGACCATTTTGAATATTGCAAGTTATTTCACCATTTTGACTAGAGGAAGATACATCATGAACTTTATAGATGTTATCTAAGAAAGTGGTTCCGATTCCAACTACAGATGAATTATGAGTGTCAACTGATATTATTCCGTTCCCAACCTTTGTATCAGTAATGAAAACTGGATAAGTTTCTAATAATGAACTTGCTGCTTTATCTGCTCTGAAGAAGAACTTAAGTGCTGATTGTCCACTTACAGTAGTTGTACCAATGCCTGTAATAATTCCAGTGAATCCTTGTACGTTATCAATTGATGTTATTTTTTCAGTTTTAAATGGTGGTAATGAAATTATTACATCAGGTGGACTTGTGAATGTATATCCAGCACCTGGATTTACAATAGTAGTTGATGTTATTTGACCGTTTGAAATAGTTGCGGTTGCAGTGGCAGTAGTTCCTAATCCAACAACTTTTTCTACACCTGATGGTGCTTCAATACCTATATCAACTGTTCCTGAATATCCTGAACCTGCTGCAGTTATAGTTAATCCACTGATAGTTCCAGCGATTGAAACTGTAGCAGTTGCAGCAGCACCTACATTGATTTCACCAGAAGTTACAAGAGCATCTACAGAATCATATGTTAAATTATACTTACCATCTGTTTCATTTGGATTGTTTGCACTCAAATGAGTACCTTTTTCATAGAAGAATACTTCAGCATCATCAACAAATATAGCGTTTGTTCCCTCACCAGATGTAGTTGAAAAATCACCTATAATTTTTGCAGTTGGGTAAACTTGTGGTTCAAGTATTTCTCTTGATTTATCAATTTTTTTACCACCTAAAATAATATCAACTTTTTGTTTAGTCCATCTAACTGGTTTATTATTTTGCTCGTCTATGCCAAGACCTCTATACATATTTGATTCAACTAATTTTGCTCCTAAAATTTCAAGAATAGTTCTCTCATCCTGTTGTGAAGTTGTCAATCCAGTATGATCTTTAAATACCCTTAATTCATCACCTATTTTTACAGATGTTTGAACATCTGCAACGTCTACATCTATACCCGATGTTCCTTTGTAGAAGAATATGTCTACTTTTGCACTAGATAGTGGTGCTTCAGTAAATTCAAATGTTGTTCCACCTTCAAATTTGTATGACTCACCTGGTTTTTGTAAAACACCATTTACAAAGATGAGTAAAACTGCATTTAAATCAATTAATTGTGAAGTACTATCTGTAACATCTTTTTCAAAACTAAGTAATTGTCCGTTAAAGAATAATGGGAATCTTGTTTTCGCACCATCTTGTAGATTTTCAATACTATCAATAAAATCAATCTCACCAAATTGCCAAGATGCAAAATTATCACTAAAGGTTTCAACAACTTCCAATTCAAACTCTTGTATTGGTGATGTTAGATGTGCTGCAGTTACTAATCCAACTGGTTTGAACTTATCACCAACTTTAAATGAATGTCCAGGTCTTGCAATAGAGAACTCTGATATTTCAAATGAGGTAGAACCAATACCTACTGTTGTTTTTGCTGCACTAACTTTTACGTCAATTAACAAATTAGAACCTGTATCAGTTGTTGCACCCACACCTTGTCTTGATACTCCAATTACTGATAAGTTATCATAATTTGGTTGAGGTATATTAATTACAGGATTTACATAACTTGTACCAGCAGAAACAATGTTAAACGCAAGAGTTCCACCAACTCCAACTGTTGCAGTTACTTGAGCACCCGTACCACCACCTCCACCTTGACCAACAAAGAAGGTGATTGTACTAGTAGTAGTTGCTCCGATTCCAGTTATAATTCCAGCGATAGGATCTGAATTAGGGAAACTTGTTTTAGATACTGCACGAGGATATGGATGATTAGTAAAGAAATTATCCTTTGAACATTTGAATACTAATCCACCTGTGTCAATACCTACAGAATCACTTGTAGTAAATGTATGGTTTGGTATTGTAAGAACGAGTTGACCTGTATTTGAGGTATAGACTGCATTCGTTGCAGTAAATGAATTAGCATTTGATGCAGCAAAACTACCTTTACGTATAGAACCTATACCAGAACTTACAAATTTATGAATATATGCTTCATCTACAACTTCGATTGGAACAGAACCTCCACGATATCCTGAACCAAATGTAAGATCTTCAAAGAACTCATATGCATTACCACCACCTTGATAAGTATGAGGTATTGTGCTTGCACCTGCTTGAACTTCAAATGTTCTATCAGAAACTATACCAACAACAAATAATGGTCTTTCGTGGTCTTGGAAGATTGTTGTTGTAACTCCAACATATCCACCACCACCAATTGTCTTAACCGCTGTAGAAGTTGCTGAAACAAATGTATGAGCATATTGAGCACCTGCAGATGATACACCAACATTAACTGTAAAGGTATTAATACCAACACCTGAAATTGTTAAGTATTGATTTGCGGCTGGATCAGTTGCACGAGGATAGCAGTGTGTTGAACCATGATTATCTTTAGAACAAGTAAAGCATATTGAACCAGTTTCAAGAATAACTGCATCACCATTTGTTAATCCATGATTTGGAATGTTTAATACTAAGAAACCATTTGCAGGATTATATGTTGCAGTTGTTGCTACACCAACTACAGTCTTTGGACATACAAATTCTAATCCTTTTAGTTTAACTGTGTTTGGTCTCTCTAATCCAAATCCATGAACTATATCAGTTGTGACAGTAATAATACCTGTAATATTATCGTAAGAAGCAGTTTGTATTCCAAGATTAAATCCTGAAGATGTTCCAATACCTACAACACTTGTTAACCCACCAGCAGCATTTTTAAATGCTTTTACCTTTGCACCTTGTAATGGAGCATATCCTGTACCAGGTGTAGAACCTAATGAAACAATTAATCCACCTCTTGGAACTTGGTTTTGATTAATATCAAATTCAGATATTATAAAATCACCATTTGTAGATGTAATACCTGTAAATTCAACAGTTGAGATACCTGCAGTCGTGTCTGAAATAAACTCATAATTATTTCCAGTGTTATTAATTGTTTTTGGTGTTTGGAATATACCATTAATAAAGACCACTCCATTACCTACACCAACACCTAAAGACGTATTAGCACCACCAACTGTTAATGAATATGTTTTTCCTATTCCCGTGAAAGTATCTGAAATATCATCAAATAATAAGTTTGTCGTATAATCACTTCTAAGGAATGTTCTTCCACTAAAGTTTGCCTTTACAAAAGGAAGATTAGTCTCATCTCTTCTTGATCTTGCATTTCCTTTTGGAGGATCTGAGAAAAAGACTGTGCTATCAACAATATTAAATGAACCTCTATGTATTCTTGCTGAATCATTTGCAGTATGAGATGTCGCTGCAATACCTAATTGACCTCTCAAAACTTTAACTACAGGTAGAGTTGCAATACCTAGCGATACATCAACGGAATCATTTATAGTTCCTGTAGGTGTGCTAGAAAGTCCAACTTCAGTAACCTGCATATATTCATCATTAATTTTTAAGAAATCTTGTGGTTGTATTGAAGTAATTCCACTTAATACAAACTGTGATAGACCAATACCAATACTACTATTGTGAGTAAATCCATCAAAAATTCCTAAGTTATATGATAACGTTGTGAAATTAATCGGTTGTTGAACAACACCATCTAAACCTATTATTGTTTTAGTTAACGATTTTGCCATCGCTAACTTATGTAAATTACCAGAACCAGTACCTGTAAAGGTTACAGCAGCACCAGAACTTACATATTCGGGTCTCGTAAATAATTTGAATTTATTTTGGTCAATACGTTGAGCAAATACATTGCTTGGTAATATTGTAGTGACAATTCCTGCAGTATTTGCTGTGGCACCGATTGATACAGCGGAAGCACCAACTCCAACAAATGTTGATGTTGGAGTATAAACCAGTTCTTCATTTGTATTGAAGAAATGATCAGGTATTGTGAATACACCAGTTCCTAAATTTAAAACTGTTGAATCTGTAGGATTAAATGATTTAGAGTAGATTGGAATACCATTATGTTTTAAATCAAAGTCTTTTTTATTTGCTCTTAATCCAGAAGCACCATCAAAAGTTGTTAAGAATAATTTTTGCGATACAGTACCATATATTAAATCTGGAGGAGAATTATCAAAATCACTTGCTGTATATAATATCTGATTAAATGATTGAACTTCAATTAATGATTTAAATTCTGTATCAGGATAGAATTTTAACTTAATATCGTTACCAACTATCTCACCACCGAAAGTACCAATTCCTGTTGTAGAACCTGCAGATACAAAAGGATATTGAACTGTTAAAACATCATCCGCATCTCTTAATGTGATAACTTGATGAACTGCAGAAGTTTTACCACAAGAAACTCTGACTAATGATTTAGAACTTGTATCAATAGTCTTAGAAAGAGTTGTATAAGTTATACCAACACCAATTGGGGAAATTTCAGTTGCATATCCTGATTCAAATCTTGCACTTCTTTCAGCACCAGCAGGTTGACCAGAGACTGAAAAACGATAAGTTCCTATTCCAGCAGTAGTTGTTCCTAATCCTACAATATTTGCTCTAACATCAAGTGTGTTTACTCTATCATTTTCACATTGTAATTTAATTAAATCATTTTCAAATCTAGCTGTTATCACACCAACAACACTATTACTAATTCCAGACTGAGTATCAATATACGTTTGAGCAATTGTTGTGTCAATACCATCAAAATCAACTATCACTTCATTGTAATTAATCTCTTTTGTTACACTATCTTGAACAAAAATAGTTGCATAAAGTGAATTAAAATCAGTTTTAGGATATTCAACAATTGTAGTAGTGGTAAATCCAGAACTTGCACTACTTACACCCACATTAACTCCAGTTAAATCAAGATTACCAATTCCAGTTGTATTGATACCAGTTAAATCGGTATTGAAGTCTGCTTTTAATACTTTAATATCGTGATCTTTTGTAAATGAATCTTCAGGTGTGAATAATAGATTTTTAACACCTGTGTTTAAAATTTGTGTTTCAAATACACCTAAACTTGTAGTTGTAAAATCATCAGTTTTTGTAAGTAAATATGCGTTATTTTCTGTTGTTAAAGTAACTAACTCTACTAATTGTGAGTCTTGAGTATCTGGATCTACAACTTGAATTAAATAATTACCAACACTCTCTGTAAGAGATTCAATTACTGTACTTACAGATTCAAATCCGTCACTTGAAAAAGTAGAACTAATATCATCATGCACTAATACTCTATTAGTTTTACATCTTGTAAAATCAGTCAAACTTTTATTACTAAATGTTAAAAACTTTGATTTTGTATTATTTACAGCAGTGTCGAAATCTCTAACTACATCGAAATTATTAATCGCATCAACTCTTTGTTTATCACTAAGTTCTAATACATTAGCTACATCTAACACAATTAATTGATTTGAATCTAAAGTTTTTCCCGATCCAACATTAATATTTCTTATAATTGAAGTATCTGCGAAATTCTTTAGTCCTGCAGGATGCACTAATCTATTAATTGGGTTTACAAATTTATCCCACTCTACTGTACTTTTTATTGTATAAGATAGATTTTGATAATAATTATTATCAGGTATTACTTGAACATCTGAGTTTAATTTTCCAATATTATCTAACCATCCATATTCTTGCCTATTTGAAAAATTAGTATTAAATTGTGCTGAGTTTCCAATTATACTAATAATCTCAGCGGATACATTACTTAATTCACCTTTTATCCTATCTCCAACATTAATTTTATATTTTCCATCAGTTTTTATATAATCATCTCTAATATCAATAACTGATAAATCAGTAATATTATCGTCAATCCTTAATGGTTCATTTAATTCAAATACTCCTCTTGTTTGAACAGGTTGTATATTAGGTAAATCTTTTGAATTAATAATTGACGCATATCCAGATTGAAAAGTTTTAGCAATTCCAGGATTTGTAGTTACACCAGCAGTATTAAATTTTAATATACACTGAGTGCCAGCAATGTAATCTATAACATCAAAATATTGATAATTATAATTTTCAGAATTATAACCCTCTCCCTCTACTGTAGTATTTGTTGAAATTCCACCTTGTGTTGCACCAATACCAATTTCACCTATTCTTTGTATACCTTCAACAAAAACTTGATCTCCTGTTGCAAATGGTTGAACATCAAAATTATTGATAGGAGTTTCAAGGAAACAAGTTACAACACCTGATTTACTTGTTTGAACAGAATTAATACCAACTCCATTAGTATTATCAATTGATATTATTTTATGAACTACTGAATCTAGTCCTGAGATAGGAGATACTACTTCAATTTTAGATACGGTTTGATTTGGAGTAAAGGCTATCAATGATAAATCATCAACAACTGTATTTGATGTAGGATTATATACAATTAGTTTTGGAGTACTAACATAGTTTTTTCCACCGCTAATAATATTAACAGAACTAATAACATCTAAATTATCAAGTTTCAAAAGTGGTGATATAAATGCTTCTGGACTTAATGTCTTATCCGAAGAATACTCATAACCAATATCAGCAATTCTTATCTTTTTAATCCTTCCCACTGATGATGAATATGGAACTAAATTAGCATTATTACCAGTTGCACTTGTAACAGATTCAAATAACGGTAATTTTTTATAATTAAATCCAGATGATAATATATCAAAATCTTTAATTGCACCAGTCACTGAAGTAGATTTTGTAGAATATTCTAATTTTTCACAATCACTACTTGTATAGGTTGTAAATTCAGGTACTTGTGGAGAAAAATCAAAAGCATTTGCAGTTACATTTGATATTTTGTATTCACCATTATATTCACTATTAACAAATCTTATTTCAGAATAATTAGATACTTCAGTGTCAGCAGTGCTTATAAATCCTCCTTTTGTTAAACCGTAATATAATCGACCTGGAGTAGATGTAGAATATTGAACAGTTAAAGCAGCACCTATAGGATCAGTATTATTTGTACCTATACCAATCGTTCCAGCAGTACCCACGTTAAATGAACTAGAATCTTGTGAACTTAAATATTCATTTGTTAGATTTTGATCATAAAATAATTTAAAGTCAAAATCAGATAGTGAGGTATCTTTTAAATTAAATGTTAATTTAGAATTTTTTACAACATCTATTCTTGGGTTAATCTTTCCAATTTTTTGAGTTCCACCAGTGTTTGCAGTAATAGGTGCAATTTTAACTGGATCTGAATTTAGATCGATTATTGTTTCAACAAGATTAAATTTTGAACTATTAACTCTGTACACAAAATATGCACCAGTGCTAATACCAGTTGCTGATCCATCATAAAAAACTTTATCCCCTGTTTCTAAACCATGATTAGTAATATTAATTTTATTTGTCTCTACATCACTACTTGCAAATGTAAGTGGATTAATTAATAACTTATCAAATTCGGAATTATATTCAACTGAAATAGGTGCGGTTGTTCCTATACCTACTGTCAAATTAGGAATTACATTAATATTGACTATATCATTTTCTTTAAGATTATGAGTAGTTGTATTCGCTGCAGAAACATTAGCAAGTAATGTTGTTGTTACTTTATCAATATCTCCAGTAACTTGTTCTTTAGATGTTTGGAAGAAATACAATCCTGAAGAGATTCCTGATACTGAACCAGCATTATTTCCTACAAAAAATAATCCCTCACTTGTACTACCTATTCCAACTTTAGTTGTTACAATACCAATATTATTTTTACCCTTGTCTATGATGTAAACTTCAAGAGAGTTTTGTCCAATATGAGGTACTTTAAATTCAGTTGCAGGGACAGATGAATCCTTTCTTACAGTAAATCTATTTGCTCCTGCTCGTTTGTTTATTGTTACTTTTTGTCCAGTTTTAAATGGATGATTTGGTATGTGTATAGTTCTTGTTGGTATTGAAACTGTTTCTTTAATTTCTCCAATAATTCTATCTACACTAATTGCAGAACCAGTTGTATCTCCAAGTCCTATTGATTGTGCAGAGTTAAAGTAAATAATATCATTAGGTGTAGAATCAAATTTATTTGTCTGAACAGGGATAGTAATTTCATTAGTTAAAACATCTATATTAGAACCTAGAGTATGAGCAATACCTGTATGTCTAAGAACTCTAATAACTTTTCTTGTATCGTAAACATTTAATACTTTCAGTGTTTCTATTGCAGTTGTATTACCTGATCCAACTCTTAATGAACCACCAATAGAAATTGAATTTGGTATTTCAGTTACGTATATGTCTTGAATTAATCCACTATTACTCCCTGCTGTCATCGCTTTTGCAAGACCTATTCTATCAGTTTTAACACCTACTTGATAAGTTCCTGATAAATTTAATATAGTGGTACTTAAACCAGAAATAGTTACATTATCCTGATCATTTACATCGATGAATGGTAAATATTTTGCGGAAACTTCATTAGTTGATTTCCATTCAAACACAGCATTTTCAAAAGTGGTTATGGTGGTATCAATACGTGATACTCCAACACCAACTATTTCACTCACTTGAGCACTAAATCCAGATCCATCAGTTTCATCATTATTAAACTTTGTCAGATCTCCAACTTTATATCCATCACCACCACTTAAAATTGTTAATCCATCAACAATACCTTTTGTTACAGATTCAATCTTAGTTAACTGTCTAACATCTTCATAAGATTCAACAATAAAATCATTATTTGCAGACTTTTCATCAACATTATATGGGAATGTATTCCTTCTTAGTGATGAACTATTAAAATCAAAATCATGATCTAATATTTGATTATCATCAATAAATGGTGATCTATAAGTATTACCTATGAAGTATGGATATAAACCGTTTAGTTTATTAGTGTCTGTTGCTAAACCTACAGTAGCAAAATAAGCATATACTCCATTTGGAAATTCTGGAGTTTTACAGAATCTACCATTGTGAATATCAAGGTCTCCAGAATTATTAAATTGATGATCTTCTATAAAATATCCTGCATCAAACCCAACAGGTCTGTTCAATACACCATTAACGTTAGTAACATATGAAGATGATATTATTTTTAAACTTGAGTTTATATTATCGGCTTCTGAATATCCAAAAGGACCATATATTGGGTTGCCATCATATGCCCATCCAATAATTGGAGAATGACCAGTTATTTGATTAAATTCACCACTTCCAGTAATACTAAATGTATTTTCAAAATTGGTAGCGACATTTTGAGAATAACCTAGAATACTAAATTTTAATGAATTATCCTTATTTGAAAGGAATGAGTCTCCAAATCTATTTGCATTATTTACTACTAAACTTCTAAGTCTCGCTGTGAACCCACCGTTAGACCCTCTTGCAAATGCTTTAACTTCAGTGTCTGTTGCACTATATCCAATTCCAGTGTTTGTAACTATTGCATCTATTACCTTACCATCTTGAAGAACTGGTCTTACAACAGCTCCTGCTCCAGCTCCAGTAGAGATAACTCTTAATTCTGGACTAGAATTATACTCTCTACCTCTGTTTACAACTACAACATCTATTATCCTACCATCTAAAACTATTGGTTTAAATTCTGCATTAACACCATTTTGAATTGAAATTTTAGGTATAACCTGCTTATCAAGAGTTGTTGAACCATAATTTGTTCCTTCCTCATACAAATAAGCACCAAGTAATTCACCAGTAACAACAGGGTTGATAATAATATCTCCTGTTACAGTTGAACCATAAGATACATTAATATTTACTTTTATGTCAGGATATTTAAAAATTTGAAATCCAGTACCAGATGAGGTAAAGTTAACAAACTTACCTCTATCATAATTTACTGTTGATGTTCCACCTATTCCAGCATCTGCCAATCTAAATGAATCATCATCTAATTTTCTAACAAGATATGATGAGGTTGTTGTCATACCTTGAATGTTTGTTGTTTCTGCAGAATATTCTACAATTTCTCCATTTGAAAATCCGTGATTTTTATAATTGATTGTATTTGATGCGGTTGATATTCCAATTGGTTTTACTCTCAACTTACGATGAGTGTATCCTGTCCCTTCATTTAAAACTTTAATAGTAATAAGTGTATTTTTTTTCTCAGTTCTAAATCTATGAATACCACTAGCAGATGTATCTGTCGATAATCCTACAGTGTTTATACCAGTAGTACCAAATACTGCATCTGTGTTAGTGTTAAATATTCTTACAGTTTTTGGATTTACAACTCTTACATAGTAAGGATCTCCATCAGAAAGTGTTGCTGTAATATTGTTTGCTGTATCATAAGCTGATCCAATACCAATTGGTGTATTACCATTTGAATTGTAATATACAAGTTGACCATTTTCTAAATTATGTTCTGTTTGAAACGTTATAGTTTCATTAACAATATCTACACCACCATTAAAGAATATATCTCTACTGTCAAAATTAATATAACGATCTCTTTCACCGAGTATTGGTTGTAGCACACATCCATTTCCATTTCCACCAGTAAGTGAGATGTTAGTAACAGATTTTATATCAAATCCTTGTGGATCAACAAAAACTGATTTAACAGTTCCTTGAATAATAGGTTCAGCAGCTGCACCAACTCCACCACTACTTGTTTCTATACCAATAATAGGTGGATTTATTATATCATATCCAGTTCCACCATTTAATAAATCAACAGACTCAAGAGGACCATAAAAAATTTGGTGGTCTGAAATAGGAGACCTAATCTGAGTACCATTAATTAGTATTCCAATATCAGTAACTGGAGTTTCTTGCTTTGATGCTACAAATAAATTCTGATTTAATGGAATTTTTCTTAATATTTTATCTGGACCTAACTTTGCACTCTCATGATCTTTTAATATAAATTTATGAACATCTGTAGTAGATGTTCTTACACCAATCTGAACGGTGCTAGCTGTACCAATTTGTGATAAAGAATTATATAATCTTATTTTTGATTTGTTTTGATTTGCACCTGGTATAACAGGATCTACAAAATATGTTCTGCCTGTATCTAATCCAGGTAACACATCACCTTCTGGGTTGTATATGACTGCATCACCCTGAACAAAATCAATATCTGTGTTAGGTGGTGGAGTAAATTTTATAATACTATAGAGTTGACCTATAGGATCGTATCCCTCTAAACCTGCTGCAGTGCTTCCAGTTAATGTTTCTTCTATAATATTGGTTGTAATATCATAACTTGGTAAAGAGTTTGATGTGACATATCCATCAGAATTACCATCCACATAAACATTTAAAGTATCTGCAATAAGTGTTTCATTTCCTTCCTCAATAGGAACACCTGAACTAGTTGCTTTCTCTATAGTTCGACGAATATCATATAATTGATTAGTAACAGGACTAAAACCTGCAATATTACTTGCAGTTATTTGATTTAACGTTGTATCAACACTAGCAACATTACCTCCACCAACTATTCGTTGTTCATTTTGTTTTAAAATATCAAATCTATCACCTACTTTTAAGGAAGATTTATCTATTGGAGTTTTTAGTTTAAATGTAGAACCAGATATTTCAACATTAAATCTCGAACTAGTATTGTATATCCAAGAGTTTGCAAAAATTTGTTTATAATTTAAAGATTCATTTTCAATTTTTTCACCTACGTTTTTAACAAATACATTTTCTCCCTCATTAACTAAATTAATATCAGTTACAGGTACTAATTCTGATAAAACACCTGTGATTCTTAAATCAATTCTTTTCGTTAAATCTCCATTTTCATATCCAAAAATTGTTTCGTCAAATCTAACATCTTCAGCAGTACCAATACCTACACCAATTCCAGTACATCCAAAAAATTGGTTTATTGTTTTCGAGGAATAATCTATTTGTAAATTATTATCACTGATAATTGTTCCAGTTTTTGCAAATCCTACTGTAGAGTCAACTGAAATAATTGAAGATCCTGCTGATACATTTTCAAGAGATTTAGTTTTACCTGGTATAGTAAATACACCCTGAATTAAATCTCTATCACTGTATCCTACAAATAATGATAATTTATAATAACTTTTTCCACCTCTTGTTAAAATTTCTACTTCCGATACCGATGCATTTGTGGATGTATCTGTAGATTTAAAAATTGTTTGTCCTACTAAATCTTGTGGTGTTCCCGTTGATGTAATTAAATCTGCTACAATTACTTCTCTTCGTATAAACTCAGCAGAAGATGGTTTTATCAGATTACCCTCTAAGTCGAGTATTGTAGATTCAACTCCATATAATACTTTAAATAAAATTCTTATCGATTCTTCAATACCTTTTGATTGATAAAAAGAACGAGCAAACTTTACAAAGTTACCTACATCCAAATTTTCAGAGAAATCATTATCTTCTAAACCAGGTAAAAATGTTTTCTTTAATTTTTTGTAAAATTCTTGTAAAAATAAAACTGATAAGTTTTTAACAGTGGAACCTGATATATGTGTTGCTGCTACTGTATCATCAAAAACTAAACTTTCACGATTAATTTCTAATAAAGAAGAAGAAATACCAACATTATATCCAGATATACCACTAAATCCACGAATACATCCAGTGAAAGATGTTGAAGTTATTCCAGTATAAGATATAATTTCATCGTCTATCTTAAGTAAACCATATTCTGTTGGAAAACCCTTTGTGCTTGGTACTGTAATTGTAGTATCAGTTGTTGAAACCGCAGAGGATATACTCGTAACACCTACAACTACTTCAGGGACTAAGTTATCTGATTTTAAATACTGTGCAAAATTATTAATTAAATCACTCGCACCACCTTGAAACTCTTGAGAGATAAAATATTGTTTAAAAAATTCTGTAGCTTTTGGGAAATCTGTCACCAAAAACTCTGGCAACTGATTTTCAATAATCGTATTGACTTTTATTCTTTTGTCAATTTGTGACATAAATTATTTCCTCTCTAAATCCC